TCAGCTACGCTGAGCACTTATAAAACTTATTGCACTGTTAAAACCACCTATAATTGACCTTCCTATACTACTAACAATACTCATAGCTCTTCCTGGAAGTCCACCCATAAAACTCATTAAGCCATTAAAAGCGTTTATACAAGTACTCTTAACTTGATTAAAATGTGTGGCAACATACCCAATAGCAGCACCAAAAGGTCCAAATAATATTCCAGCTATAATCGGTACAACAGTTCCAATATTATCTTTTATAGAATTAAATGCATTCACTGCAACATTTTTTATATTATTAAAAATGTTTTTTAAGAACCCTGAAATCTCATCCCAATGTTGATACAATAAAACACCTATGGCTATAACACCAGCTATTGCTATAATAACTAAGCCTATTGGGGATGTCAGTGCAGTAAAAGCTATGTTTACTACATCTTTAAATTTATTAATAAGCTCTATTGTTCCATAGAAGCCTTTTATGGCTAACGTTACGCCATTCCATGCAAGAGCAAAGCTACTTACAACAGTAATTATGATATCTAATACAGGTTTACCACTGCCCATGAGCCAATTAATTATTTTAGATACAGTATCAAATAATGTTCCTAACGCGTTTAGTACAGGTGCTATCGCCGGAGCTATAATATTAACAAACCAATTTACAAATGGAACTACAAAATTAGTGTAAATAAATAAAGCCAGCTCTCCAACTTTTAGTCCTAATTTTACAAGACCTTCAAAAGCATGCTGCCCGCCATGATCCCATATCCATCCTAGCTTCTGTGTAACATTTTCTATTACTTTACTAGTAGCATTTAAAGCTTGCATAAATATATTAGCAAAATTAGGACCTTCTTCGGCCCAAACATGCCTTATAGATTGCAACATTTTATTAATTAAACTAAGAACATTGTTAAGAGCATTGGCTATATGCTGTACAATTTGTGTACCTATATTTCCTTTGTTCCAGGCATTAGCAAAAGTTACTCCAATATCACCAACTATATTTAAAATGTCCTGAAGAATTTTTAAAAGATTAATTAATATTCTTTCACCAGTTCCATTAGTCCAAACCGTATAAAAACTCTTCCCTATAGCTCCGAGTAAATCTTCAATTCCTTGTAGTGCATGTTTAGCAGCATTGATAGTATTTACACCTTCTACTGCCCAAGCTTGTTTAAATGGTGTCCACAGTCCTGCTAATATTTTTTTAAATTTATCAGCCATGCAGCTGTTGTTGCTTCAATTGGTGTCATATTTGCCATTGGCACTATTGGCGTTTCAACTCCACCTCCAGCTGGTGTTGTTGTCTTAGGCGCTTTTGTTGAACTCGAATCACTTAATTTATTGATTGCATCAAAACCAGCCAGCCCCTTTTTAGCAGCTTCACCAGCTTTTTCAGCTGCATCACCAGCGGATTTAGCAGATTTACTAACTCCACCTAAGCTATCAGCTGTTTTCTTTGCTTGTTTTTCAGCTTGACTGTATGCTCCTATGGATTGTTGCATCGCTTGAGCTGCTCCAAAACTCTGGGTATATGTTTTTCCAAATAACTGTGATATAAAGCTTGCTATATATGCAGTTACAGTTGCTAGCGCACTCATTAATGAATTTAATGCTGGAAGTACAGCCTCATATATTGGCATAAAAGCAGTGTATAAATTACTTCTTATTTGGTTTAAGCTACCTGCAAATTGAGCATTTACCATTAAAGAAGAACCTATGAATTTGGCTAATGAACCAAGGCCACCCATTATTGCTGGAAATACAATTCCCCATCTTATCATACTGTCAAGGAATCCATAATTACCTCTAGTAGCATTATTAGTACTCTGTCCAAAATTTTTAACTGAATTTGTTGCTTGTTTTGTATTATTACTTATATTTTTCAATGCCCTGTCTGAAATATTAGCAAGTGCAGCTAATCTACTTAACCCATTACTTACTGAATTAATTCCGTTATCTGAACTTTTAGCAGCACCGCTTAGCCTTTCAAATTGTTCATCAAGGTCTGCAAGCTTAAATCCGGCCTTGTCACTTTGGGCTATTAATTTATTTATAGTTGCTTCCGTTTGAAGTATTTGCTCTAAAAGTTTATTTTTTCTGGCACCATCAAAAGCCATGTTATAACTTTCTTTTAATTGGGCTAGTTTCTCCTTTTGCTGTTCTATTTTAGCATTAATAATATCTAAACTTTGAGTAAGATTTTCTATCTGTGTTTTTAAAGCTTCAAGATTAATATTACTTGGTGGTGCTCTTGGACTTGCTGGAGTAATCCTAGTGTTATTATTTGGTATAGGTATATTCTTTGGTATTTCAAAATCAATTGGTATTTTTACCTTTATATTTGACATAGCTTTATTTATTGTGCTTTCTATGGTTTTTTGTATGTTTTTCATACTATTTTCAATAGATTTTGAAATAGTATTGCTAATTGTATCAGCAATACCTTTAAAATTTAAATTTCCAATGTTTTTTAGAGAGTTTTGTATATTTTCACCGATTTTACTAGCAGCCTCAGAAATTTGCTTGCTTAAGTCTCCATCAACTTCCATATCTAAGCTTATTTTACCTACACTATCATTTGCCATAATCCCACCTCCTATTTTAAACAAAATAAAAACACCTAGTTTAAAACTAAGTGTTTTGCTTGCTTTATTTAATTTTTATAATTTCCAAGTATGTCCACAATTAAGGCATTTAACTTTTCCCTTTTTAATTTTATTAGAACTTAATCCTCCCATAGTTGCTCCCGCAGCAGCCCCAAGTCCACCAGTAAGTACACCTCCAACAACACCACCAACAGCAGCTCTGCCTAGACTTAATTTTTTTCTTTTATCTAAGTAGGTTATATTGGTCGATTTACATTTAGGGCAATAAGGTATATGCTCCTTTTTTAATTGCTGAATTCTCTCTTTTTGATATTCCTTTTCTTCTCTTTTCTTTGAGTCACTAAATGGGTGCATAGCATCTAACATTGCGTTCTTTTTTTCTTCTAATTCTTCTTGCTTTGCTTGGCTTTTTTCCCTAATTGCAGCCATTTTTCTATTTGAATCAGCCTGTTTTTGTGCCATTTTATTCATAAAATCCTTAAGTCCCATACAAATACCTCCATAATACAATTTAAATAGATTATACTACTTCATGGTATCTTATCCAAATGCTTTTTTAAACATTTCCTGAACGTCTCTAATTGCTTTTTGCTTTTCTTCATCAGTCAAATCATTAACCGGATTATGCTTATTTCTCCACTCATTTCGTATTCTATGCTGTTCTGGAGTAAAATTTTTAAGCATGTTTTCATCTTCTTCAGAACGTATAGAAACAATTTGTCCAAGTGGAGTTTTAGGCATAATTCCATTTAGTAATGTACTAAATTCAGCCCAAGACATATCCCGTTCATTACGAAGTCTTATTCCATACTGAGCTGTAAAGCTTGCTTCTATCAATGGCCAATCATCAACTAGGTCATACCAATTATCTCCGAAAATTTTTCGCTTGTTTTGCTGCTTCCTTTTCTATGTCTTCAAGTTCCATTTCCGAAATAGCTGCCATTATTGCATTTATTATTGTTCCTGTAGCTTTCACGGATAAGTTAAGACCGTTTATATAATCAAGCGCGTCCTTTCCAAGAGCTGCCTCTATAACCCTATCCATTCTTTCAAAATCATTAAGCTTTTCATCTTTAGCTAATTGAGTAATAAATATAGCTTGATTTTTACTATTATTAACTGCGTACTCATGCTCATTATCAATTTTAATAACAGGCTTATCATTTGTAAGTCTATTCATTATATCATACACTTTTCCCATTGCCATTTATAATTACCTCCTATGCTGCAGTCGCTGGTGTATATGTTGGCTTTCCATCAGACTTTAAATCAAACTCCAATGGCGCAACCTTTGTACTATCATCTCCGCCCGGATTAGTTACGTCTATCACACAATTAAATGTTAACTTTGAACCATCTGGAAAATCAATTTCTGCCATAGAACTGCAATCAAGACCATCTTTCCATGCTACTGCTGCTACATAATCATTACCTGGATCGCCTACATTCCTTTTGCCTTTAAGGCTTATAGAAAATGATTTACCTGTCATAAGACTTCTAGCCCAGCCATTTGTTGTCATTGGTGTCCAGTCCTCAGTTTTTCCATCTATCTTAAAACTAAAAGTTTCCATGTCCGCAATTGATACCATATCAGTTGCAGTACTTGCAGTACCTTTAGTTCCAATCTTGAATCCAATATTGTATACAGGGTATACTCCACTTGTAAATGCCATTATTCACTACCTACCTTTCATAATAAATTATTAAATTAACAACATACTCATATATGCCATTATCATCTGTTCCTACACTCACTGGCTCATCAGTTCTCATATCAAATTTAATTGCTCTTGTATTGTTTATCACGGCGCCTTGGCCAAAGAATATATTATATATCTCTTGTGCCTTCTCTTCTGCTATATTTGCATTATTTCCCCAATGAACTAATATAGAAATAGCCTTAGTGGCATAGCTTGTATTTGCTAAACCTCCTAAGGCTATATTAGGTGCAGGCCCTTGTGTATTATATATGCCTATACACTGCTCTTTTGTAGCATCAATTTTTCCTATATACCAATTAGGACTATTCGTTTTAGTTTTTAGCCAATCTCTTATTTCACTTAGCAACATTACTTTACCAACCCCTTACTAAGTTGTTTGAAAAATTTCATATAAGTATCTTTTATAAAGTCTCTTTTTTCTCCATCAACATAACTCTGCATCCATAAGCCTTGGGCATTTACATTTTTATCAGTTCTAAAATTATATTCAGGATGCCAATATAAACGCCTAGCATATGGAGTATCAAAAATTATAGACACTATAAATTTTTCAAGTTGAGATGTATCTACAAATCCACTTCTTTCAAGTTCTCCTGTATCTTTTGGAGTAACAGCAGATGTTTTTATATCACTTAAAACTGCTTCCATTGTCATTTCAATGGCTTGTTTCTGTGCTTGAACTAATTTGCTTATATTGCCATTATTAAGCTTTATATCTACTTTAACCTTCATGATAAATTAAGCTCCGTAGAGAATACTGTACCATCAGGATTAAGTGGCTTTTCAATTGAATAGATATTTTTCTTATCTTCTCCTTTTAACACATAGCCCTGTTTAATTGCTACATCACCCTCTATAACAGCTTTACCTGTAAGAGTTACCAACTGCTTTTCTGGTGTCATAATCTGCCTTGTCTTATCGGTATAAATACATTTACCTTCATATACAGGTGTATCATCAGTTCCACCATCCTCATTGAGCTCCGTACTAAAAACTTTTATATCAGTCTTAGCCAAAAACCTCGGAAATGGTAATTTCAACCCCATAGCTATAACCTCCTACATGTTAATCCTGTTTGGCTTAAGTAATTCATAACTACATCAGTAGTCTTTGCATTACCACCGCCAGAACTCGTATCGAGATTAAGCTGTACACTTCCAGCTGTGTATCCACTAATAGGTGTATTTAAATAATCACCATACTCATACATAAAATCAGCCTGACAGCATACAGCCTTTTTAATTTTTTCTTGTTGAAACGGTGTAAGATTATCAAAACCAATTCCAACTATCCTGTTATAAGTAAGGCTATCAATTTTATCACTGGCAAGTTCAAGCCTATTATTAAGTTCATCATCTGGTATTGTACTGCCTTTGAACGTATTCTTATAATAATCAGAGTCCGCATACATGACTATTTACCAACCTTTATTTTATTTAAAATATCATCTTTCTTAGTTAATCCTGTAAGATCTATATCCTTACCCTCTGCATAAGCTTTTAATTCGTCAACTGTCATTTCATCAACAGACTTTTCTCCAGCATTATTTGGTTGCTGATTTTGTTCAGCTTCCTCAACTGTATAACCATGTTCTTTGAACCATTGTATCAAATGCTTATCTTTGGTCTCTCCTACACCTTTAGAAAAAGCTACACTAGCCGATACACCAGTGTAGCTTTCATTAGGACTATATACTTTTGCCATAAAAATCCCTCCTATTGAACTTTAATTTTTCTCATAACTCCGGCTGCTTTTGTAGCTTCAAGTGCAATTGCTGCTACCATTTCAACCTCACCAGTCTTTACAGCTCCTGAAGTTGTGAAATCTGGAAGCCATGTTTTAATTGGTGGTTGACCTGCCATACTTATTCCATGCAATCCATCCATTGCAAGTCTTGCAGCATAGAGCGAAGTTTGACCTGCATTAGGATTTACTGTGGTACCATCGGCAAGTTTTGCAGCTTGTGTTGAAACTACTGGGTCATTACTGCCAGATTTTGCTCCTAAATCAACTAATGGAATATTGTTATAGCTTTCAACATTTTGACCAAAATCATTTTTAGTTGTTTGGTAAGTTCCTGCTCTTCTTGCGCATGCTCTTATTTTGGCAATTAGTTTTACGTTACCAGCAATAAATGTAGGCTGTCCATCTAATCCCATTAAAAATTCATCAAGTGCATCTAAGAAATACTTATAGTTTGCATCTACTGCGGCAGATGTTGAAAGGTCTATAACATCAGTAGGAATGTCTTCTGTTGAACTACCCGTAAGTGCCTTTTCAAGTCCATCAAAGGCGTTTGCATCTGTTCCACTATCTCCGTTGATAACAGTATCATTGAATAGTGCCTGCGCTGCCTTAATCTTTTGTTGCATTTGCAAAGTTACCTCTTTAGCTGCTCCACCTAAATTAGCAATAATTCTATCAATCTGAAAACTTCCGCCAAATACTTTGAGGTCTGCATAGTACTTGTCTTTTGTAACTTCCTGTGGTGTATACTCGCTGTTTATTGCTCTAAATTGAGCAGTTGGTTGAGTAGTAAGTCTTAGATAACTATAGGTCATTGTAGCGCCTCCCCCAGTAGGTGAAACTACATCATCAAACGTAAGGTTATCAAGTAAAAAGTTATTCTTTCTAAATTCGTCAATAACACCTATTTGTAAATCATCTTGTAATTGTTTTTGTGCTTCTAGTAATGTAATCATTAATTATCATCTCCTATTTTGTTAAATTATTTTGCTGAAAATGTGCCGCTACAGCTCCGAATAATGATGTTGGCTTTGATTGCTGTTGTTCTGTTCCTTTGCCATCAGTACCAACATGAAAACCTGGCTTTGGATCATTATTATTTGCTGGTGTTTCTTCCTTAAACAAAAATGCTTTAGATTCTTTTAAACCTTTAAGCTGTTCATCAAGTCCAGTTACTTTCCCATCATCACCTAAAATAAGCTTTGATTTATCGATAAGCCCTGAAACTATATCCTCATCTTGAACTTTACCAGCAACAGCTAATTTAATAGCATTACTTAATTGAAGATCCTTGTAAGCTTCATCTTTCTTTTTACTTTCATCTTGCAGTGTTTCAATCTGTTTCTTAAGTGTCTCATTGTCTCCAGTTGAATTTTTAAGGGTTTCAAGTTGAGTTGCATTTTCCTTTACAGTAGCTTTGAGGTTCTTATTCTCCTCTGAAACAGTATCAAACTTGGTTTTAGGTACATAAGTTTCAAGCTCCTTTTTAGATTCTTCGGCTGCCTTTGTTGCCTGTTCTTCTGTAAGTCCAAGAGCAATAAATTGTTCCTTTGTCACTTATAATCAATCCTTTCATATAAATTTAAACAGTTTATTGTCTTATTTAGGACAAAATTAAAAAGCCCTATTTCTAAGACTTTAATTTAACCATATGAGAAACAGCCACAGTGCTATCCACCACAAAATGTTTCTAATGCTTTCAATTGCTTTTACTAAATCTTTATCATCATTCAAAATTCACACCTCACTTGCATTTAATTTTAGGCATAATAAAAGCACCTACTATTTTCATTTAGTAAGTGCTTTTAAATTACTTCTATAGACTTTATCTCATTTTCATAGAGTTCAATTCCATAAGAACCTTTGTCTATGCTTATGCTTGCTATTTCAGGCTCATTATCTAAAGCCTGTGTATAACAATCACAGTTGCCTTCTATTATTTTACCATCTATACATGTTACTTTAATTCTTTTACCTGTATATTCCCATAGTTTCATATTATTCCTTCTTTACTGTTGGCACTATATGCGTACCATTCTTAGAGTAATGTATAATAAATTTATTGGTAACTGTCTTTTCTCCTGTCTTATTATTAATACTTACTCCTATATTTTTGTTGGCCATTATCAGTTCCTTATTGTTCCACTCGCCTTTTAAGTTTAAATTTGGTCTTCCAGTACCAGCATACTTATTTATAAGCTCTTGCGCTTCTTCCATAGAAATAGTTAAATAGCTTCTACCTTCAATATAGTTGTTATTCCCAATAATATGTTTACCCTGCTTACCTAATTCGATATTTAAAGGTTGTTTCCCTGATTTAATAAAATCTTTTATTTCTTTTATCTTAGCATTTTCGGCATTGTCTTTCAACTCTTGTTTATGTGCTTCTATATCCTTATCGCTTATTCCTGGATTACTTTCTCTCCAGTTATTCCTTCTAAGTTGTGGATTATCACTTAAATGTTGCTGTAACATATTTTCATACTGTTTAACCTTATCTTCTGCCTTACTTACATTTTCAGCATCTACAGAACCGGCTTCAACTCTTTTCCATTTCCTAATCTGTCTTTCCAGGTATCTTTGTTTTTGCTCTGCTGCATAATTAGTATTTATTGTGTCTTCGTCTGGTACTTTAGGAAGTTGAGTTATACCTTCAAAGTAAGTGCTAAGTGTATGCCTACAGTTTGGATGTAATAATCCTGCTTTCATGGCCTCGCTAAGCAATTTATATTTCTTGCTATATTCCTGGGTATATTCTTGGCTTGGGTGGCTGTATACATCATCTATAAGTACTTTTCCTTGCCATGGTAAACAAAGCTTACAAGTATTCGCGTGAGCTGAAACAACAACTAAATGTATGTCCCACTCATCCCGTTTTTGTCCTTCTCCCATAAATGTTGCACGCTGAGAAGCTGTTCTTAGAGCCATTTCTGCATACGAAGCAATATTAACTCTTTTGCCATCCTTATACACGATACAGTTAATACCTTTATCTAAAAAGTCCTTTGTTGCCATGTCTACAGCTTGATATATTGTTTTTGCACCACTCTGTAAAAACATATGGCTTTTAAATATTGTCTGCCTGTATACATCGTCGGACATTCTAAGCATAGCTGTCCGACCATTCTTTAAATCATTAGTAGTGGCATCAATTAAGGATTTGAGCTTTTTTTCATTAACCCCGAAGAATCCTGTTTCCTTAGGTCCTGTTTTGAATATTCTCCTAAAGAGCTTTTGAATTGGAGTTTTAGGCTCAATATTTTCAGGAAAGTTAAAAGAAGCTTCTTTCTTATTACTCTTTTTTAATATATTCCTAATCCTATTTATTATTTTTAACACTCTATTCTGCCCGGCATTAAAGTTTTCATTAAGAGTATTTTTTATTGCTTCTTCAATTGGATCACCAAACTTGTCAATTATTTTTTGATTATCTCTCCTAAACTTTTCTAAATTTCTAAGCTTTGTACTCTGCCACTGCTCCCACTTAAATCCTTCCTTTTCTTCTTCTCTTTTATGAAATGCAAAAGCGCGCTTCATGGACTTTATAAGCTCAAGCTCTATCTGTGTGAATATTTCCTTTAAATCATAATCTTTCATGACTATTCACCATTTTGCAAAGTTTCATCTGGTGTAACATCTGTATTTGTAGCTGGTTCATCAACTGTCATTATTCCAGACTGCTCCTTAATCCTTTGAACTTCCAAAGCTTTCTCTTCATCTGTCCAATCTTCTCCATACATTTCCTCAATAGATTGTTCAACACTCATTATTCCATAATTCTTAGCTTTTCCTACAGTATCAACTATGGTATCAAATGAAGGACTTGCGTATTCACCAAAATTAATTGTAGCCTTATATTCTTTAGGAACTGTTTCATGAACAAGATCATTAACTTGAAGCACTATCTCTATTAATCGAGGTAATATTTTTTGTAATGCATCAATTAATTTTGACCGTGTATACAAAGTTGTCTTTTCCTTTTCCCTTTGTGCTTCTGCATTATCTGTTTTCTTTAAATCAATTCCTAATGTTGCTGGAGAAATAATTCCTTGTAAACACACATCTAATGCACTACTATAACTATTTACATAAGCTTCATAGTTTATTGCAGCCTGTTTCATATCTATTTGGTTTTTAGCATCCTCAGCAAGGCTTGAACCTATTTTTACAAATTTATTATCAAAACTATTAGGTTTTAATAACTCACCAGTATCAGGGTTTTTAGGTATTAAATCCTCAGGTATATATTTGACCACTCTTCCATCTCTAATTGCATCAATCCATTGACTTATTACTTCATCCAGTGCGTCGAAGCTATCTGACTTACTATCAAATATACTCTTACCTCTATTGTCAAACTTCTGGCTCTTAAAGAACATCAAAGGCACAGCCATCATGAAATTACCATCAAAGGTTATATCCTTTAAATCCGCTGTATCAGGTATGGTATTAAGTGGTACTTCTGCTCCATCCGACCCAAAAAGTTTATATTTTATATACCCCTTTCCATATGTCTCCTGAAGACTATAATCCTTATTGTTCACAGTGTAGGACACATAGAATAGAACTTCTTGAACCCTGCCACGTTTAACAGTATAATCAACATTTTCACCACCATAAAACTCAATTATAGGATATGGTGATATGTCTGTATCAATGGATACTTTAAAAGCTCCATCACCAGTAACAAGCGTTTCAACTATAGATTCACCTACAAGCTTAGTAAAATTATTATCCTGGCTTATTTCTGTCCATAAATCATTAAGCTGCTGCTCTTGTAAATCTATATTCTCAATGTCCTCTGTCACAATATCCGAAAGTCTTTCAACTATCATTGCTGGCAATCCGCTGTGTATTTTACGTATATTAAGATTTTCACTTGGAACTGCTGCCCAAAATCTTGATTGACTTACAAGATCCTGTGCTGACTGTTTAAAAAATTGATCCAGTTCTGACGGATCTCCTCTGTACCAAATTCTATTTTTAAGCACATTTCCTTGAAAGCTTAAGGGTTCCTTTATCGTTATAACTTTATCCTGTGCCGGATATATATTTAAATACTTAATAGCTGCTTTTGTTAGCATATTCTTTATACCTCCTAATAGCCCCATGTCACACCTCCTTATAGTCTCCAATCATCTTTCTGAATGGTATCCATGCATACTGACCAGAGTTAATTGTATGATCGTTTGCGTCTTCTGGCTCGTACTTATCTTCTTTCCATGAGTAAATCTCTAATTCTGCTATATGATTTACACACGTATTCACAACGTAGTAATAAATCTTTCCTTCTATATTGATCCAGCCAAGCATTGTGTGTATTCTATCGATAATACCAAATTTCTTATAGCTGTTAACAATGTTATACAAGTTTGGCCTAGTTCGCTTTAACTTTTTGAGTTCCATTATTGTAGCTTGGTCTGCACTATCAACAAAGACATCTCTTGCAAAGCCCCAGTCTTTTCTATTCTTCTCCAAAAAATCGATAAACTTAGGTGCAATGTCCGACGGTGCTAATGGTACGCTCAAATCCTTATTGCTGTATACTTCCTCATCTAGCATTACAAGCTCTTTATTTGCCGTAATACCCATGAAAGTAAATGCAAATGTATCAGGGCTTTCCTGTGAATATGATGTATCTAAGCCAGCAGTGAACTGTACAAAACGCATTTTCTTAGCACGTTCTCTAGTAATAACATTGTTCTTTCTCTCAAAATTGCTAAATATAAGCCCTGTTGCCCTACCTCTAAGACCTTGAATTTTATTTTTATAGAGCTTTGTTCCCTTAGGAGCTGATCTCATTTTCTTCTCAATATCTTCCTGAGTTAAACTTAAATTATCTCTAAACGTAAAAAACCAATACCGCCATTTCGGTACTGGTTCCTCATTTAGCTGCTCCATTATTTCCTTTGGAACATCAGCAGCATATTTTTTATATGGTCTTGAGCGATTTATAAACTCTTTATACACAGGTAGGTTAGGATCATCAGGGTTAAGTGTTGCCATTAGGTAATCATTTCTTGTACTGATTTCTCTTACAAAGTCTATATCTGCTGTATTAATTTCATCAATATACACACATCCAAACTGAGAGCCTAATACCAACTCCCATTTATCCCTGTTGTCATAACCTAGCACAAATATTATTTTATCCTCAAACTTGATATGTGGTATTTTATAATCCTTATCACCATTACCATAATACTTTGCTTTACCTTGGTGTATATCAAGTATTCCATTATCCTGTTGTATGATATTCTTTTCTGCTACACCTGTAGTTCTGGAAGCAATTACATGCAGTTTCTTTTTGCTTTTACTTACCATGAGCATAAACTTAACACCAGCACCTACAGTTGTTTTTCCACTTGCTGTTGTGCCCTCTAAGAAATCAGCATCCACATTCTCGGTTGTATTGATAAAGTCAATATATTTTTGGGATAAAGGAAATTCATTCGTCAAGGCCTTTACCGCCTATCTGATTTACTATATCCGCAAATTTCTCTGACTTCTCAACATTCAAATCGACTTTATCCGTGAACATGCCAAGGTGCTTTCCTAATAGCTCTAGGGCTTTCATTTTATCAGCAAGTTTTATTTCTCTTTCAACGCCTTTACCATATGCTGTTGGAACTGTTTTAATTTTAACTGACTGTATAGTAGCAAGATCATCATCAGATACTTTCTTTTTTACTGTTGCATTATTGACGTTAATTACATCACTTGGCTTTACAAATGCTATACGGGCTAATTCTCGTATAACCCTATCTTGATTTATTCCTGTGCGCTTTGACCTTTCTGCCATTGCCTTATCTATATAGTCTTTTATTGCCGGCTTTTCAAGTAATTCATAACTGTGATTCCTGGCGTATGAATTACTATAGCCTGCTCTTATAGCTGCCTGTGTGACATTAAGGTCAATTAAATACTCATCACAAAACAGCTTTTGCTTATCAGTTAACTTGGCCATAATGCCACCTCACTTTCTAGTTATAATCTGTGTAATTTTCATTATGCATAATCGAAGTCTAATTTCGTCAAACGTAGATTTCACGCAATCATATTAATCGCGTATAAATAGCATGGTTAAGCCATTCTTAAGCATACATATATTCTTGAGTTTAGTTTTATGCATAAATTTTATTATATTTATACATCTTTTTAGTCTTTATGCGCTATTTATTCATGCTTTATGCAACAAAAAGCACCTGAACTTACTCAAGTGCTTTTAATCATCTACAATTTTCGTTTTTATCATTTTCTCATATTATAAAAAGTACGTCAATCCCATAAAAAACTAACATTTTTTAAGCCATTTTCAGTGTACTTTGGCTATATCATTGGCTTTTCATATTTTTATCAAGGACATTTTTCTATAGTTTTAAGCCATCAATACCAAAAAATAAAATTGATAAGTCTTCTATGGCTAGTCGCACATCTCTCCCCACTGTCTTTACATTAAGATTAAAATACTCTGCTGCCTGTTCATAGATTAGATTCTTATTATCTTCCACAGGATCTATATACAGATATTTGATTATCCTATACCTTCTTTCATTTTGTGGCCCTTCATTTTTACATATGCTCTCGTAGTATTTCAAAACTTTATTCATGTGACCTATTATCACAGCCGTTCTTTTTTTAGTTCTGCTTATGGCCTGCACATACTGCTCATCATCATCTATTGCCTCAACATCATCTAAGATATCTATTGCATTCTCCTCGTAGATTTTATCACTGGAGCTATCTGCAAGCCTATCATGCACCTTAAGGTCACGATAATGTTTAAGCAACAATCTAGTATTCCGTAATCGCCTGTCATATCTCTTTGTAGTCTTATAATACTCCTGTTCTTTTATATACTTTATGCCTTCACGAACACCTATTTTTACAGCTTCCTCATACGTTAAATTTTCCATGCACATCTACTCCTTTACATCAATTTCAATTCCTGTTTCTATAGACCAGGCTCTACCTATTAGTTTGTCCTTATGTTCTATGTTTATATCCTGGATTAAATTAGGTTCATCTAAATCTAACGCTTTCCTGTGGCACTTCCATAAAATCAAGATACACATCTGGATTAAGTCAAAGGTTTCTCTAACTATCTCTTTAAGATTGCTAAGGCATTTACTCTTGTTGTATCTGGCTATTGCATCAACTACCTCAGCGTACTCCTCTGTGAGCTTAGTAATTATCCCCCTCTGTTGTGATTGTTGTATTATCTATTTTCAATTTGTCATTTTTTCTCAAAATATGCATTAATAATTTCATACCTCGTTTTACCTCCTAGCTCTTATATTTTTCTATCCTTGCCTTTACTGCTTCCAAAAGTATATTTTGATTTACTTCTTTGCTACCTAAGGACTTCATAACATCTTCATCCACAGTATTTTTAGCTATAATATGATTTATAACAACTGTTTCCTTTTGACCTTGTCTGTGTAATCTTGCATTTGCCTGCTGGTAGAGTTCTAAGCTCCATGTAAGTCCAAACCAGGTAATAATATTTCCTCCATACTGAAGATTTAAGCCATGTCCTGCTGAAGCTGGATGAATTAAAAGTATTGGTATTTTACCCTCATTCCATTTTTTAATATCTGCTGAATCCTTTAATCCAACTGCTTTTAATTTTTTAGAACCTAGAAATTTAACTATTCTATCAAAATCATGTTTAAAAGTATAAAATACTAAAACTGGTTTTCCGTTAGCTGCTTCTATAATTTCTAACAAAGCCTTTAATTTTTCCTCATGAATTTCTATAACTGCCTTATTTTCTGAATAGATAGCTCCATTAGACATTTGTAATAATTTGTTTGTAAGTACTGCTGCATTTGCTGCTGTTATGTCTTCTTTTCCAAGTTCCAAAACTAGATCCTTCTCTAGTTCTTTATATTTTTGCATTGCACTTTCAGGTAATTTAACCTCTATAGAATTATCTATCCTTTCAGGTAGATCTAAGTAATCCTTTGCTTTCATAGAAATACAAATATCACTTATCCTGCTTTCAATGGCTTCTGCTGCACCTTCTTTTAGATTCCAGTTATAAACTACAAATTGATTTCTATTACCTGGGGTAAAATATTGTTCTCTATAACTGCCTATTGTTTTTCCTAACCTTTTACCTCCATCAAGTAAATACACTTGTGGCCATAAATCAATTAAACTATTAGGTGCTGGAGTTCCTGTAAGTCCTACTATTCTTTTAAAATAAGGCCTTACTTTTCTTAATGATCTAAACCTTTTAGCCTTAGAACTTTTGAAAGAACTTAACTCATCTATAACAACCATATCAAACATCCATCTACCAAAACATTCACCAACTAACCAATCCACATTCTCTCTATTGGTCACATAAATATCTGCGTTAACCATTAAAGCATTTTCTCTTTCTTTTTTAGTTCCTAGAATCTTTGATATTTTTAAGTGTTTTAGATGGTCCCATTTTTGAACCTCAGTACTCCATGTATCTTCTGCTACTCTTAGAGGTGCTATAACTAAAACTTTATAAACTAAACCTAAAAACAATAATTCATCTACTGCTGTTAAGGTACTCACTGTTTTTCCGTACTCAACCCATGCCCATATCCAAGAATAAACCGGATGCCTCATGGTCTATGATGTGGCTAATTGCATATTCTTGATAATTCCAGGGCTTAAATTTCATAAAATCACCTTCTATCTTTCATAATATTTCTACTTAAACCTTCCATTTTTCTGGTGCAATTTTGCGTGTTCCTTTTGGGAAGGTAGCACTTCTAAATTATCCTCATTAAAGTTTAATTTGTTTTCATCTTTATGGTGAACTACTTCTCCCTTTCTTAGTTTTCTTCCTAATATTTTTTCAGCAATTACTCTGTGTGCATGTTTACCATGAATTTTGGGATACGTCTTACCTTCACCTTTTAATAAATGTGACCATCTTAAGTTTTCCTTAACTTCATTAGTCATTCTCGTAGGATTAAGTTCTTCATTCATTTTTGTCATTCTTTCGCTTGTATAAGTTTTTGAACATTCTCTACTACAAAAGACATGACTTAATATTTGACCTTTGTATCTATAAATTTCTTTTCCACAATTCTCACATTTTACTTTTATTTTAGGCATTTACTTCAACTCCCTTACAAAATTCTCAACTCCATTAATGCTATCTATACATTCAACCCTAAAACCCAAAGCTTGTAATTCTTTAGCTCTATACTCTTGAAGTTTTCTTCTTTTTTTACCTGGGGCTTTAAGTTCTACAAAAACAATCCTACCATGTGGTAAAAGAACAATCCTGTCTGGTACTCCGGACACTCCTGGACTAACAAACTTAAATGCTTTACCACCAATCAACTCAATTTGTTTTTTCAGTTTTCTTTCAATAACACTTTCTAACAATAAAATCACCTTCTATCTAACGGATACAAATGATACAATTTTTTCTTATATACGTGTATACGCGTGTTTAGGCGTGTATGTGTGTATACGTATATGCCTAATTATATAAATACTACTTATATAATATTTTTTGTATCATCTGTATCATGTAGTATTATATCCATTGGTGTACAATACTTTTAGTATGATACAAAATCGGATACAGTGTATATTTTTTTGTATCAATTGTATCCGTTTCTTCTTTACTGCGGATACAGAATTTTTTGTCTGATTTTTAATTCTGTATCCGGATATAAGTTCTTTGTCTGCCATAAATTTTACCAAAACTTAATGGTGCATTATTTTTCTCCCAGCCTTTCAAGCCTTTAAGAATATCATTAATTTCGCGTGATTGAATTGGTGTAAGGCTCTTAGGATCACCATTAAATAACTCACACCATATTTCCATTACACACGTTTTATTTCTCAGTACATTACCTTCTGGGATGTCTCCAAAATCAGAACCATGAATGTAGTTTCTTCTATCTACGATACTTAAGTTGTACCAGTTATCAGTAATTGGTCTGTTAAGGTATTCTTCAATTAATCCTGCCTTTGCACTTTCTTCACTGTGTGCCTCCTGCTGCTCCTGCGCTTCTTTCTCTTCTGCTGTACTTAAATATAAAGGTTCTTTATCATTCCATAATGTTGCAGCCTCAGCCCATATCTGGTCAATTTCATAATCTGTTAAATCCTTAAACACGCTTTTGCTGTGAGTTGTCACACCTACATCTATTGGCCAGAACCTTCTATTGCCTGTTTTATCCCTTAAAAATTCTCTATCATTTGTGGTACCTATAAAAACACATTGGCGTGGAAATCTACTAGTCCTGTGACCGTACGCGACTCTATAAATATCTTCCTGCTTAGATAAAAACTGTTTAGTAGCTTCAATGTCAGCCTTTTTTGTGGCCATCATTTCTCCCATTTCTAAGAGCCATACACCTTGTAATTGTTCATAAGCTTCTTTACCACTTACTGTTGTTAAGCTGTCACTATACCATTCCTTACCTAACTTTTTAATAATGGTACTTTTACCTATTCCCTGAGGACCACTTAAGACGGGCATGTTATCGAATTTGCATCCGGGAACAAAAACCCTTGCTACTGCTGCAACTAATATTTTTCTTGTAACTGTCCTTACATAATTGTTGTCCTCAGCTCCTAAGTAATCTACAAGCAAGGTATCAATTCTTTTAACTCCATCCCAGAATAAATTATTTAAGTATTCTCTTACTGGATGCACTGAATGTTTTTCAAAACTTAATGCCAGTGCATCAGCACATTTTACTGTAGAACTTATTTTATAATACTTCTCAATAAACTCCTGTAGTCCGCTGTCGTCTGTATCATTCCAGTCTGATTTATTATTTTTATTTCTCCATGGAAGCTGGCCAACAACTACAGCTCTATTAGAAAACTCATTGTAAGCAATTTTTCCTTTAAGCAGTGGCTCGTTTTCAATTATTAGTAGAAAATTACTTCTTGTGCTTTTTAGTTTACCATTGTCTGTGTATTCAAGTTCTTTAACCCATTCAGTGTCAACTTCTTCCTCAACTATTCCAAAATCCTCCTGAGCTTTTTCCATACGTTCTTTTCCTAAAGTCTGCATAACATTTTTATCATTTGAAGCAAACTCTGTCATTTTAGTAAATGAAGGTAATCTATTAGCAGGAGTATCAGGCTTTGCCTCATCATCTAAATCACCAAACTTTTGTATCCTAACAAGATCAAATGCATTGCATAATATTTCACTCGCAGGATCTGTACCATGATGACTGTAACTGAATTTATCATCATATATCACAACTCCGCCAGTTGTTGAACCTTCTGCATATGTGTACCTGGTTTCATCTGCACCAGGTATATAAACATCTTTTAAAAATTCATCTATAGCCTCAGTAATTGAGTAAGTTCTGCAAAAGGCTCCTATAATACCTTTCTTATGCAAAGGGTCTTCCTGTTTTTTTATTGCTGTATTTATTTTTGCTCTCGACCTTGAACTTTCTGGCCAATAACTAACATCCTGCCAACCAAATGTATATCTATCAAGTACTTCATCTGGATTAAGCCATTTTTCATCCTGGACCTTAAATATATATTCGCCATCACTGCTAGTTGATGGCCAGTACATTAACCTGCATGGTTCATATGTTGTATCATCAAATTGGTCTATGCCTAAATCACTAGCTATCATTCTTGCTATGGCTTGATACTCGTCTGGAAGTACTGGCCTTGATAATGGAATTATAAGTCTTAACCTCTGATTATCTGGTGCATGTGTATGGGTTGAATACATAAGACAGCCAAAATCCCATAAAAGTTCTATGCTTGACCATATATCATTTTGAACATAATCCAAGTCTAGTGTTAATATTGCTCTGTTGGCCACATTCTCGGCTTTACGTCTTCCGTTCTTAAGACTACCACCTACAAATCCACCAACATCTTTAATTCTGTCTCTTTCACTTTTAGGCATTTTCTTATATTCTGCGTATGTTTCTGGTGTTTTTGTTGTATGACTTAATTTCTCAACTAAAGCTGAATATAATAGATTTTTGTTTTTCCAGTGAGTTTCTTTTTTTGATTTTCCGGTGGCTATTGTTATGGATCCATCATATTTAATTTTTAAGATTTGTTTTTTATCTACTGCACTATCTTCCAAAGTTACCACCTCCTTATTTAACTACTTTCTGGTACATCTTTTTACTGCCCTACTTACAACGTCATATACTGCTGCTTTATTTGCTTTATCCTTTTTCTTTTTTCGTTTTTGAAGCATTTTTATAGTAAAGTCTGTTTTATCTTTAATACTTGGGCTCTAATTCTTTTTTCTCCTTTCCATATATAAAAAACCTATAGTACTATCCATTTCTGATATATTTTCAATGTGATATTCACCTTCAAAATGTTTTACTTTTTTAATCTTATCTTTAAAATTTTTATATGGAAGCAATATTATTTTTATTTGAGACACCATAAGCTTCACTCTCCTAAAAAATCATTTATATCTTCATCATTCTTCTTAGGTGTTTCTGACTTCACTGTGAGCCCATCAATGAGTTTATATAATTCATTAATCTTATTACAAACTGTCTCAAAATCTTTTAATCCTGTGCCTATTATCTCGTCGTTAACTAATCCCTTTAATGCTCCCTGAGGAGTTGTATAGTAACCCGTTCTTTTCCAATCTTCTTTACCCTTGATTGTTGTTCTTTTTAAGATACATATGTTTCTATCATCAACAGCTTCAACCTTAATATTTTTATTTATTTCCAATTTGCTACCTCCTTACAATTTCTTTGAATTGCGAACCTATATATCATTAAGTTTTGATATAATTCCAGTTATAACATTATCAGCATATGGTTGATATCTAAATGCTAATTGAGTTAACTCTTCAACATTAAATTCTGTTATCTTTTTAGAAAACTTATTTACTACTTCTTGTATTTCATCAACACTAAGTTCTTCATCTATATTTTGAGCATCTTCTAATGTCAAAGTGGCAGAAGATATAATTTCCAATGCTTTATATAAAACTCTTTGCTTTTTATTCACTTTTCAACCTTCTTTATTAATTATTCGTATTTGACTTGGATATTTTTCTACTAAATTAGCATATTCACTTTTCCCTAATTGATTATGAATACCTCTATTAATTTCAATAGTAATGTTTAAATCTTTTAATTCTTCTTCTGAATATTCTTTTAAAATATTATATAATTCTATCGCTTTTAAATTTAACATAAATCCTCCTTTTAAATTCATCTTTTATTCAACTGGTGATTTTTTTACTATTTCTGTGATAAAAATAGCCATTTTGATGATTTTTTAACCTATATCGTGATATTTTAGTTGAAGTGCGAACTTAATATTCATCTTAACTGCATAATGATTCCATTGCTTCTTGCCAGTTATTAAAATAAAACACTTCCTTTTTTTCATTATTTCTATGTTCATTTTGGATTTTAAACACAATAACTTTTTTTAAAATCCTTTGTCATCCCTTGTGGCAAATATCCATTCTTTACTAAAATTTCATGTGCTTCGTGTTCTGCTCTAATATATTCTTTTTGTTTAAAAACACTTATGCCTTCAACTTTTTTAATCATTTTTTTCACTCCTTCTTATTGATTCACATTTTATTCATATTCACAACTAATCCTTCATGTAGTAATTACATTCATATCCATCAGCCTTTAGTGGTAATCCCGGAGCCCATTCTATAGGTTCAGCAAATATGTTGCATATTTCTTCAACGCTGCCCTTTTCCTTAAGTACATCAAGTATTAACTCATCATGTACATGCATTACAACATGAAAGTCTTTTTCCTCGACTCTCATCATAGTAATACCTAAGCAATCTCTTGCGGTAGCTTGAACTATATTCTCTACAAGTTTTGGACCATATGTGTCTATTCTTTTCCACTGCTTTGAAGTTTGTTCCATACCTTCATATGTGATTTTGTCACCACTAAAAGTCTCATGTGGTTCAACCTTAGGTCTTAAATATGCTAACTTTCTTCTACTCGGCAGCTGTATGAATAACACCCCAGGGGCATATATAAACTTAAGACCAAACTGCAAATTTACTGTTGTTTTTTCTGTTATTGCTTTTTTAGCTGCTTTATCTACATCCCACCAAAATTTTGTTATCTTAGGGTTTGCATTTCTCCAATCTCTTACCAACCCCGGAAGTTCTTCCTCAGGAATATCCTTTTTCTTATCCATACTTGCAAGAGCTCCAACACTACCACCATAACCAAGGGCCAACTCTGCTATTTTTCCTTTTGGTCTTAAATCACCGTTAATACCATGCTTTTCTACTGGTACCTTAAACATTTTTGATGCTGAAGCACAATAAATATCACCATTATCGTTAAAAACATCTAGTCTCCATTGTTCTCCTGCATACCATGCAATTACTCTTGCTTCTATAGCGGAGAAGTCAGCAACAATAAATCTATTACCTTCTTTAGGGATAAATGCTGTTCTTATAAGTTGTGAGAGTGTATCTGGTATACTGTCAAATAAGAACTCCACTTCATCAAATTGTCCATTTCTTATAAAGTTTCTAGCATTATCTAAATCGGGCAAATGATTTTGTGGAAGGTTCTGTACTTGTACTAATCTTCCAGCCCATCTACCAGTACGATTTGCACCATAGAATTGTAATAATCCTCTTACTCTTCCATCCTTGCATCTAGCTCTCTGCATGGTTTCATATTTTTTTATCGAGGTCTTGGCCATAAGCTGTCTTAGTTCTAAAATTTCTTTAACTTTTTCATCTGTAGTTTCTTTTATAAGAGTTGGAACTACGTCTTTTGTAAGACTAGTAACTTCATGGCCAACTCTTTCACCAATCCATTTTTTTAATTGAGTTGGACTATTAGGATTACTTAACCCTGTTAGCTCTATAGCTTCTTTGGTAAGTCTTTCAGTGTAACTACTGTCACATTCAATTGCTTTTTCTATTAATGTCAAATCAACTCCAACACCTCTATCATTTATGTGTTGGTCTAGTTCCCATAATCTTTGTTCATTTTCTATAATTGGGTATTTATTTAATTTATTTCTTATGGTTCTTTCAACCTCAACATCTTGCTTATTGTACTTTTTAAATATTTCCCACTTCTCAGGTGCGTGTTCTGGAAGGTTTCTTGTTCTTCCACCATTAGCCTTTGTAGGTTTACATGGCTTGCAGAAGTATTGTATTAATGCCTTACCTTCTTTCATCTTTTGTTTATTTTCTTCAAAGTGTAGAGCTTTTCCAACCATATCAAGTGAACCAGGTAAACCAAGAGTTAAAGCTTTAATCATAGTACATTGCCATTGTTCTGGAGGACATTCTATTAATGCAAAATCATTGGATATGGCATTTCTTTCAAAGTTTGCATTAAAGGCGGTTTTTATAATATTAGGATTTTCAAGAGCGTCTAAAACACTATCTGGTAAATCTTCACCCTGCGCAAAGTCCACAACTTCCACAGGTTCATCATTGAAAGCATATGCAAATAGTAATATTTCAAATGAAGGGTGCTCACAATATTTATAAGCACCCACATTTTTAATATCTAAGTCGCAATATGTTTCTACGTCGATAGAAAGTATATCTTTATTCATTCATAACACCTTCTTTATTCAGCCACCAAAATATTTTATTCTCTTTTATGTCATAGACTACAGAAGTTTTAACATTAACAATTTTGGCTATTTCCGAACACTTAATATTATGTTTTAATAAGTGTTTTATCTTTATAGCTTGTTCTATAGATGTTTTTCTCCACTTTTTTCCTTGTCTATATACATCTAAAATATTTTGAGTTCTTGTACCATAAGCTAAATTACTTAATTTATTATTTTGTGGGTTTCCATCTAAATGTCTAACATCATAACCTTTAGGTCTATCTCCTAAAAACGTTAATGCAATTAGATGATGGACTGGTGAGCCATTTGCTCCATGTCCAAGCACTACTGACACACGACCATCTTGATTATATCTACCTGGCTTTAGGATTTTACCCTTAAGTAATCTTGTAAATGGTTTACCAGTTCTTCCTATTTGAGTTACATATCTATCTAAACTTCTTATTCTACCAACGTTGGAAGCCTGATAACGACCTTCATATCCTGGTATGTCTTTCCATAATTCTTTTTCTATTGCTAAAGTATCCATTATCCTAAGAAGTCTTCTTCTGAACCTACAGCGTCAAAATCGTCTTCTGCTCTTGTAAATCCTCCAAGTGGTTCACCATCTTCAAGCTTTTGAACATTACCAAGTCCTGCTGCAACACCCTTGTTACCACTCGCACTATACGGATAAAAATTTAATGTAAGTCTCGCATAGCAGCCACTATAAACCTCAGTTGCATCCATAATAGTTTGTACATTCTGGTCAACAACTCCTGGTCTATTTTTGCTTGAAGCATTTAAAAAGTAACAATTTGCATAGGCTTCATCATCTGGTCTTTCAGCATCACCGTCACGTAATGGAGTTTTTAAATTAGGTGGAACTTTTCCATTCCATTTAGATTTACCCTGTTCCTTAGCTTCTGCAACTGCTTCCTTGATAGCTTTTAATGTTTCTGTATCAGTTTTAGGTATTATTACACTTACTGAGTATTTTGGTTCATTTCCTTCTATTGCATGTGGCTCAAAAAGGTGTGCATAGCTTAATCTAACCTTTCCTGTAGTTACCTTTGTTCCTGTTCTTTTTGCTTTTATATTTGACATATTAATCATTCTCCTTCATATTTAAATTTTTTATTTATTCAAAATCTGCTTTTGCAGAATTAAACACTGGTCTTTTATCATCCTGAGATACTAATACAGGTTTACCCTGAGGTTTCTCTATAAGATCACCTATTAACTGATTTAATTTTTTCTTACCAACAAGCTTCTCCATGTTAGTAAGACCTTGAAGCTCTTTAGGTTTATAAATAACACCTTCAGCATATTGGTTAGCAATTAATATTTCTGCTACTTTTTCAGTGTCAGTGTATTTTCTATTGCTTCTACCTTCTACAACTTTCCAACCTTCATATGCTACACCTTGCAATGCTTGGTCTAACGCATACTCCTGTATGTCCTTAACCCATTTAGCAAGTTCATCGGCTTGACCCAAAATATTTGATATATCTTTTTCACTTAAGGTATCAGTAGATCTAAATTCATACTTAGCAAGTTCCATATTCTTATCAGCTCTAGCCTTACATACGCTTTTCGCTCTACAGAATCCACAGTGCTCACCAGCTTTAAATTCTCCTTCACCTTTAAATGCAAGTTCTGCCGTTGGTTTCAATACTTTTTCAGCCCATTCTAGTAAATCTTTTACTGATATTTCATCAGTAGAAATACTATCTAACGAGGTTGTATTATGGTCATTTTTATTTTTTCAATGTCATATAAGAAACTAAATTCTGCTATTGCTCCAAGTGCATAAAGTCTCATTTGTGGATTGCCTTTGGCACTTACGGGAACACCTTTTCCATACTTTAAATCACATATTTCCATAGTTCCATCTGCTATTGTTACAAAGTCTCCCGTTCCAAAACCTTCTGGAACCCATTCAGAAAAATCAAGTTTTTGTTCTACCTTGAAAATAGCATCCGGTGTTTTTGCTTTAGCTTCTGAAAACTTCTCTAAGCAAGTATCAACATAAGTTTCTACATAGTCAGGCATATCTGCGGTAAATAATTTATCCCCTTGAATTTTTTTAAGCTTGGAATTGAATGTCCTTGTAGGCATTTCACCTAGCGTGAATTTTAAGCTTATCTCTCCTAATTCATGTGCAAGAGTTCCTTCTGCTGCATATTCGCTTGTTTTTTGTGGAAATTTTTCTTCTAGTCTTACACATGGTGGACAAGCGAGCCACCTGTGCGAAGAACTAGCGCTTAATATCGCATGTTGTTCTGGCATTATTCTAATTCCTCCGATTCTTCAAATTCAAATTCTGAAATTTCTCCATCTTCATCTAAGCAAGTATTTTTTATGGTAAATCCTTTTTGTTCAAGATCAGCTATTATATCATCAGTACATATGGAATCTCCCGCTATATCATCTATAACAGAATCTACATAATCTGTATCAAAATTAGATTCTACATAAATTATGTGATTAAATTCTCTATTCTCTGAAAGACTTAGTTTATGAACTGCCATTACAGTAATGCCTCCACTTCCTTATATACTGCTGGATAATTTTCTTCCTTCAACTCTGGTAACTTACTAGCACCATACTTTTTAGTTATTTCCTTAGCTTCTTTTGACTTACCAGCTTTAATTAGCTCCATGAACTTAGCTCTAATCATTTCCTTAGTTATCTGAACTTCTCCCTCAGACTTTGACCCTTCCTTTGCTGTCTCCTTTGGTTTATCATTAGGAGCTGTATTAGTCTTTGTGGTTTCCTTCTTTGCTGTTTCTGCTGCAGTTTCAGTTTTTGTTGTCACTTTCTTAGTGTCCTGAGCTTTACTCGTTGAATTTTCCTTTACTACTGTAGAATTTACTATACCCTGTGATAAATTGTTGTTTGTTTCTGTTGCAAGTGTAGTAATTCCATTAGCACCAAAGGCACCTATAAAACTTAGTAACTCCTCATTTGAATTGAATTCTGCTGTTATTTTCATAATTAATTTTCCTCCTTAATTCTTATTGGCAATACAACACCTATAAATTCATTATCTTTAAACAATCCTATTGGACTAACTCTATCCTTGAATTTTAACTGTGCACCAAGTTTCTTAAAATAGCTGTAATAATTATAGTTGAGACCAATTTTTCCTAGCTTATCCATTCCTGTATCCAAAATTATTATTGAATTATCACTTGAAATTTTATAATGCTCGACATCATTATCAGTAAACTTGTAGCCATCTAGGAAATACTCAAAAACATTCCCATTTATTTCTCTAATTTCTTTCAGAGCACCAATTCTATTTTTAAAACCTTTAGGTGCCATTTCATCTTTTAGAAAGAAGTATTCAGTACCTATAAAATTGACACTCTTAACCTTTGTTTTAAGAGCACTAAACCTTGATTTAACAACCTGTGCTACGGTAACCTTTTTAATTGGTATTTCTATTTGTGTATTCAACTTAAAACCTCCTAACTTATTTATCCTAAGAAGTCATTAACTTCTTTGCTTGACTCTTCTGCTGGCACCTCAATATTTTGAAGTTCCTTAAGAACCGCTTTTAATAGTTCAGTATTTTTGACACTAACGTGCCAACTTCTGGTTAACCCATCATTAAATGTCGGATTAGTAGCGTCTGTACAAACTGATATAGTTAATTTTTTACTAGCTGAATGGTAGTTGAATTCTATATCTTGCTTTCCAGTAATATCTATCTTGATTGCTTCAGTCATTATTGCTTTTATAATTTCTAGGTTTTCATTCATTAATCAAAACCTCCTAAAAACATTTTTGTTTCAAAAGCTTCAGTATCAACTTTTTCAACTATCCATTTAGATGCGTTTTTTATATGCTGCTTGTTGGTACTGTACCTTGAAAATACACCTACTGAATAAAAGTTATTGGTTGGTACTACTACAACATCACCTTCTTTTAAATCTTCTATATCAGTGAAATATGAGTACTCCATAAATTCTTGATAGCCTTTGAATTTAATTAATGCTACTTGCTTAATCAAATCAATAATCCTTTCTTGATTTATTTTCATTCCTGTATTAGAATGAATGTGTTATAAAACTTTGTTTGGACTCTTTGGCGAGAGTCCTTTTTTATTTCTCAGGCATTTGAAAAACATTTTCTTGCATAATCCTTTTTCCATGAAGTATCACATCACTTGATGAGCCAACTACCAATTGATTTTGTATCATGTCTACTACTTCAAGAGCTCTTTCATTGGTTTTATATCTACCTATTCTCATACTGTCAGCATATACAGCTTGATCCACAGCATGTATCCTTCTATGTGCATTTAATAAATCTTTTTTATCTTGACTTCTAATCCACATAAATTATTTTTCCTCCTTCTCATCTTCTATTTGAATGTATTTACCATCAGTAATAACCAGTGCAATGCCAGTATGCTCATAACATAACTTTGCTGAATCTAATCTTATAATTGCTGCTAAATCATACTTAGTTCCTAACATTTCCTCACCTCCTTCCGTGGCTCTTGCCATCTAGTTCCATGATTTCCTTATCAACAACCTCTTTTCTTTCTTGGTATTGTTCATCTGAAACCATATTTTTTATCTGCTCAAGTCCTTGTCTTTTATAGGCTATCTCACGCCTTTTCTGTTCATCAGTCATAGAACCAACCTCCTAGTACCAAGTATGTGGAGATAGAACTCTGAACCACTCACCACTTTTAGTAGTAGCTTTTATAAATTGTGTTGCGTGTTTCCCTCGACCTTCCCTTGCAATAGCAACTTTTGCAACTTCATGATCCTGTGGAAATTCAAATGCTGCATAAAAATTTTTAAGAAATCCTGTAAAAACCTTTTGAGCTTCTAAAGGTAATTTATTAAATCCTTTAATTTAAGCATTTTATACACTCTCCTTTAACTTTAAATACATAGTTTCAGTTGTAATCATATTTACCCTAGCGATTATTTTTTCTGCTTCCTCTGCTCTGTGTTTCCATTCTTCAAGTTCTTTTTCAAGCCTTCTGCGTTCTAATGGAGAAAATCTTTCTGGCTCAACACCTTCAAGTTCTTCGATATGGCTTGGCGTAAATCTAACTGTTGGTATTCCCTTTACGGGAGTAAGTATTTTGTCTGAAATGTATCGGTCTATTGTTGGTAATGATACATTTAAAAGCTTCGCTACATCTTTTTTAGTAAGGAGTTGTTCCATTTTAAATAGCAACCTCCTTTATAGAATTTTCTCGTTCCGATTTAGGAACAAAATCTGCAAAAAAAATATCTGCATTCATGTTTAATTCTTTACACATTTTTTTTACTTGTGTTATTGTAAAATCTCCTATTCCATTCAATTTGTTATTAAATGTAGAATTAGACATACCTAGAATAGTGGCTACATCTTTCTGTTTTATCCCATGTTCTACAAGGTAGCCTTTAACTTTTGCGTAACCAGACATCTATATTCCTCCTTCCATTGTTCCTTTTTAGGAACTTTATGATTTTAGTATAGTAAACATTTGTTCCTTTGTCAATAACTTTTTATGATTTTTTTTAAAAATATGTTCCCATTATGGAATTTGTATGATATAATCAGATTAATCAATTTTTACAAGGAGTTTAAGAAAAATGAAAAATATAAGCGAAATTTTAAAATCTTTAAGAGAAGAAAAAAATATATCAATGGACGAAATGGCAGAACAATTAAAAAAATATGGTGTTAATCCATCTAAATCTATGATTTCAAGATGGGAAAACGGCAAAGCCGAACCATCAATGTCTTATGTTAGAATACTTGCTAAATATTTTAACGTAACCTTAGATTATTTATTGGGTTTAGATAGTGAAGAAAAATCAAACAAAGAAAATCAAATTAATACTTTAGCCGCGCATCTAGAAGGTAAGGACTTAACACCTCAAAAAATGAAACTACTAGAAAAATACATAGATGCTTTATTTGATGATGAAGACTAGATTTACAAGGTGGCGAATATATGACATATGAAGAATTATTGATTGAAGCTGAAAATAAGGATAAAAGATTAAAAATTAAAGAGGGATCGTTACATAAATTTGGACTAAGTGGAATATGTAAAAACAATAAAATAGCTATTGAAAAAAATCTCAATTCGCGTGAGAAAAACTGTATACTATCCGAAGAGCTTGGACACTACTGCACTACATATGGCAACATACTTGATCAAACTGACACTAATAACATAAAACAGGAAAAAAGAGCCCGTAACTGGGGATATGAAAAACTTGTAGGCATTGTTGATTTAATTAATGCCTTTGAGAAGGGCATAAGATCCAAGCATGAAATTGCTGAGTATTTAAATATTACCGAGGAATTTCTTGGACAGGCAATTCAGCATTACCGTGAAAAGTATGGTATATGTTATGAAATAGATAATTATTTAGTGTATTTCGAACCTAATTTGATAATACTAAAAATGCTTTAAAGACTAAAAGTCTTTATATATTTTTCTAAAATTTTAAGAACATATGTTCAGAAAGGATGATTTTATGCAGTACAATATTACTTACCGAGAAAAAGATAAAGGAATTCAATTTATTATTTCTTACAAAGACAGCAGCGGGAAATGGAGGCAAAAAAGCAAGCAAGGTTTTAAGGGTAAAGCAGTTGCAAAAATTGCAGCAGATAAGTTACTTGATGAATTAAAAAAGACCGTAGCTTTGCAAAGTAAATTAAATGCTAATTATGAAAACATTACTTTTAAGGACTATACATTAGATTTTATTGAACACCAGAAGCTATATAAGGAACCAAATACTATAGACCACTACAATTCTACATTTACCAAATTTGAAGCACTTAATAACCTAAAAGTTATAGATATTAAGGCCCCTGACATCCAGAAATGCATTGATAAGTTAGTTGAAAATGGATATAGTCAAATGTCGATAGAAGGATATTTATCTTCACTTCATTATCTTTTCAACTATGCCCAAAAAAAGGATAAAATAATTTTAGAAAATCCCGTACATGATATAGACTTTAAGGTTGAAAAAAAGAAAAAAGAAAAAACGGCCCTTACATTTGCGCAAACTAAGGACTTGTTAAATAAGATAAAAAACCCAAAGCTACATCTAATAACAATGATTGCTGTTAAATGCGGACTTAGAATAAGTGAGATAATGGGTCTAACTTGGAGTGATATTGGTTTTAACGATAATCTTCTTGTAGTTAATAAGCAGTGGAAAAAAGATAAACGGGGAGTTTATGGATTCGGAGAAACTAAGGGAAAAAATTCGAATCGAGTTATACCAATTCCAAAGGATCTGATGGAAGAGTTTAAAAAATATAAAAGTAATCAAAAAATTATAAGTCTAAATGATAGAATTTTTGATTATGAAAAAAGAAATGTAGTATCATCAACCTTATGTAATACTTATAAGCATTTGGGTTATAAAATATCAGTTCATGAACTAAGACATACTTATGCTACTACATTAATCGGTAATGGACTAGACTTTAAAACAACGGCCAATCTATTAGGTCATGATGTTGTACAAACCATGCGTACCTACTCTCACGTTAACGATGATATGATTGACCGCGCTAAAAAATTGATTGATAAAATATTATAG